CCAATCCAGTTAAATGCCTGACCTTGATAACGCATAACATCATCATCACGGTCTAGATAGGACATCCAAAGAGTTGCTCCACTTGGTGCCACCCAAGTCTTATCCCTCTCCATAAACTTAATTCCAGGAACTGCCTTTGGGTACAGATCTTTTGATATAGAAATAAGTTCTCTTAGTTCTTCTGTGCTTCTACGCACAAGCAACATACTAGCCTGTGAGTTACCAAAGTATCTAATAGGATCAACAACTAGACTGTATGACTTACCACCACCTGCTGATCCTCCATATAATACCTCTTGCTCTGTTGCTGCAAGAAAAGAAGTCTGTGGTCCAGGATTAGGTTGAAAAAGTATTTTTTGTTTTGGTTTCTCAATCTCCTCAAGAGATACCTCTGTTACTGGAGCCTTGGATTCTTTTGATACTTTCTTCAATTTTTTGCGCTTTGTAACTCGCCTCTTTGTACCGCTGGGCATAGTAGCGTTGGTTTGCAAGATCTCTCTTAAATCTCGACTCACGGTTTACCCTTTCATTCAAAGCTACATAACTAATTTCTCTCCCCGACTGTGTAGTTAACCAGTTTGCAACATCTCTGTAGCTATATTTTTTTAAGTGTTGTTTAGCCTGTTCATACAACTCTAACTCAGATGGTATTGGTAGTAATATATCCTCATCCTCAGGATCTTGTTTGTAACCAAATGGTACAACCCTACCAACTCTAACAACAGGATACCAGGTTCTTTTTCCTTCTATAAAATCTGGTCTAGGTAGTTTCCAAGTTTTTTGTACCTTACTCATCTTCTTTCTCTGGTAAGATAAATAAAGGATTTGCTGCCTTAACTTCTACCTTATCAGTTTTAACAAATCCTGCCCTGTCTAATAAATCTTTTGCAGCAACAATTTTTTCTTTGTTACCTAAGTCTGTAGGACTATGCATAACTTCAGCCATAGCCCATGCTGCCTTAGATCCACTGGATGCAATAAACTTTTTAGTAAGTTCTGCAATTTCTTCTTGCAAAGGTCCAGTTACTTGTGTAGAAGATGTATTTGGGGCATATCCAGCAGCCTTCATAGCAGCTACTGGATTACCCTTGCACTCTTCTGTAAACAAAACATCTAAAAACTTTTGTTGTTTTTCTGTAAGATTATGTGCCATATACCTTATGCCATATCTCTGAACGAGACATCCCTATATCTTTTAATGTCCTATCTGACATGTGTTGTAATTGCCAGTAGGCTATTCTTTTTTCTTGTGATTGTTTTATAAAGTTGTATATACGTTTAAACATTTCTATCTCCTTTTTGTGGAGATAGTTTTACATATTTAATAGGTAAGTACAACTTATATTTATGCAACCCCGTTATGTTGGGATTGCATATTTTTTATGATAAAACTACACGTACTGTTGTAGATGTACTACTTGCACGTCTATAGTTTAATATTGTCGCATTGCCCACTGCTTTTGGTACAATGAAACTATGTAGTCCTGCAGCAAGTTCTAAGTCATTATCACCAGCATCAGCTTCTGCAGCAGTAAAACTCATATCTATTGCATGGCTGCAATGAATATAGACTGTGCTTGCATCAGTGCAGACTACGTGTGTTGTGGTTCCATCCCCAAGGGTGACTGCAGTTTGTACAGTCCACCCCAGGTCTTCACCAATCAAACCAACTTGATCAGCCATAGCTACCCCCTAACTTACGTAAAGTTATGAGTTGCAGTACCATCACCAAACAAGTGACCTGTCACCATCCAGATAGCGTCAGTGATAGCCACACACTCTAGGTATCCACCGATAAAACGTCCATCAGTATCAGCATCTAAAACTAACTGATGATCATCTGCAGCAGGAACATTGAAACCATTTGTGTCTATGTTTTCATTAAGAGCAACCACTGTGCCTACATCATCTTTGTCCATTTGCAGAACAACGCCCTGCATTGTATCAGATGAACTTGCAGCAGTCAAAGTAAATGTGCCTGTAAATGTTGTTCCAACATGGAAGTTGTAGTATAAACCTGCTTCTGCTGCAGGAAGTGTTACTGTAATACCACCTGCACGATTAAGAGTAAAGATTGTTCCTGACTCTGCTGCAGTTACTGTTTTAGTAGAATCAGTAATGCTAGTTACTGCTTTCTTTAGTGTTGTAAAGGTAAGTGGTGACTCATACACCTCAATACCTTCTTGCCTTGTTGTTGTTAGTGACATTGTTTATCCTCTCATTTAAATGTTACTAGTCTTTCTTTTTGAGAAACTTCTTTTTATGTTCTGCTACGGTTTCTTCTTTAAGACGAGTTGTATACTCTTTTCCTTTAAATTTAAAAGAGTACTTCTTAGCTTTACGAGCCTTAGAAAATGCAGACCCAAAAGCAGAAAGAGTTTTCTTTTTAGTTTCTGGTCTAGCTCTAGGACGTAAACTAGACATTAGTTTGTTTACATCTTTAGGTACATATCTAAGTGCTTTTTCTACTATCTCTTCAATTTCTTTAGCAGTCTTTCCTTTTCTAGTTTTTAAATCACCTGCCGTAGCAGTAGTTTTTTTAGCAAGTTCATTTGCTCTTTTGACTTCTTCTTGTTCAGCTTTTGTCATTTCACCAAAACCAATTTTTTTTGGTGTTGCCGCTAGTAGTGCTGCTGTGCTAAGAACTGTAGTTTTACTAGGCTTTGGTTTAGGTTTAACTTTAGGTTTAGGTTTAACTTTAGGACCAACTGGACCAAACTCAGAAAGTTTTCTTTTTCCAAACTCTTTACCAGAAACTTTCTCCGCATTTCTTTTTAGAGCATCTCTAACTTCTTGTGCAGTTCTAGGTTTTATAGGTGTAACAAGATTTTGTTTCTTTGGCTCTACTTTACTAGAGGGTTTAAGTCTATCAGAAAGTCTTTTGGCTTTATTAAGCACATTAGCAGAGTTATCTTTAGTAATCTTAGTTACATTAGAAAACTTTTTATAGTCTTTAGCAACTCTAAACCCAAGTTTCATTAGTTGTTTGCGGATCAAAGCTGAGCCAGTTTGCACAGCCATATTACCTAAAACTAATATTATTGGGGCAGCCATTACTTCATTCCCTTTTTCATACCACCCATAGCTCCACCTTTAGCCATACCTTTTGACTTGCCTGTGGCTTTTTTAATACCAGTATTCATCATACCTTGTGACTTAACCATACCACCTACATTGTAGGTCATAACCCTGCCACCTTTAGCGTATGCTTTTTTCTTTGGCATTCCACCTTTAGCCATGCCTTTAGATTTCATACCACCTTTAGCCATACCTTTAGTCATGCCACCCTTCTTCATCCCTTTACGATCTTGGGATGCCTTCTTCATTGATTCTGATTTATCACCATCTTTATCAATGTCTAAGAAGTCAGGTTTTGCAGCACCACCTGCAGCATACCCTTTCTTCATTCCACCACGAGCCATACCCTTCTTCATACCGCCCTTAGCCATTCCTTTTTTCTTCATGCCGTGCATTGCCATTTTATTCGTCCTCACTATATAAATTGTTAAACACTCGTTGCGTATCCCATACGTAGTCTACGTTTTCTTTAGAGTTATAAATGTGTTGATTTGGTCTAAAGTCAGGAGCACCTTCTCCTGTTTCAAACCAAGCTGGGTGAGTTACTCTCACTCTGTTATTGGGTAACGCAACCATGTTACCTGTATAAGGTCCAGCATCTAACAATTCTAACACATGAGATTGTTTGTGTTGCGCTGGGTCATCTGCTACCTCACTGTCAGTATAATCGACTGTAAAGTAATACTTAGCTGGATAAAACTCTCCATCTATCTTAGCTATCCACGGAGCAGGTGTGGCTCTATTTATTTGATACACACTGTGATAGTGCGACATACAATCCCACGGCTGTGCCAAATATGGGGGTAACTCTTCAGGCCACTGCTCGTATGGTGTGTCTGCTACCAAAGCTGTTAGGGGCATTCTAGCCCACATAGCTCCTCCGTGAACGTTTTGGCTTTCCTCTGATCCTGAGGGTTCGCACCCTGTAAAGATAACTTGGAAACTTAGAGTCCTGTTTGGCATTGTTGTTACCGCCACCACCATGCAGTGTAGAAACTCTCCGTGATAATCTTCTAAGTTCTTTGTATACTCTTTTCTTACCCATGCTTTAAAATATGGTATGTTACTTTGTAGGTACGCCATTTTTCTTATGTTTCCTCCGCAGGTCTGCCTTAGCTTGTTTAAAAAGACTAGCTATTGCAGTCTTTCCCATTACTTTAGCACGTTGTTCAGCTACTGTCAAGATCTGAATCTTCCTTGCGTAAGGTTTTTTTATCTTTTTTACTTTGGCTATCGTAGCCCTAGAGTCAGCCATGGTGGCAAACTTAATTGACACTGTATCCCTTGGGTTCTCATCTGTATACAGTCTACGTCCAGACCCTTTAGGTTTTTTACCTGTTCCTACTTTTGGATCTCTTTGTCTTGACATTTTTACTTTTACCTGCAGTTGTTAAGGCTATTGCAACAGCTTGTTTCTGTGGCTTACCTTCTTTACGCAACATGCGTATATTAGAACTTATAGCCTTACTACTTTTTCCTTTTTTTAATGGCACTATTAACCTCTTCGTGCTTGAACTCTTGGTCTACCTCTTGCCCCTTTTAAAGCTGCTTTCTGGAGAGCACTTCTAAAAGAACTTCTTCTTCTTGGTGTTGGTCTTCCACCACGACTTGCTACTGCACCTAATCTATTAGCCATTTTTCTAGCTGCTCTAGCTTGTGTTTGTGGTGTTCTTGCTGCTCTAGCTGCTTTTCTGGCACGTAAAGCCCCTAATCCAGATATCTTTTTTCCTCTCATTGATCCTACTGCACGTTTGGTGCGACCTCTTCCTCCAAGCATAGTTTCCTCCTTTTATGCTATAATAAAATCTACAATTTGTCCCTGTGGTATTTTATTTTGATTGTGTGGATGATAAGCGTAAACACTTTCATTTTTAAATTCATCTGCTCTTTTATCTATAGCCCTATGGGACTCTTCTACTATTCTTTGTTTTTCTGTAGGAATTTTATCAAAGGGTTGTTGGGGTAGAGGTAAATAATCTAAAAGACCCAAACTTATATTCATTTCTTTTTACCTTTTGGTTTAACTCCACGTTTTTTCATGCTAATTGCTATAGCAGCTTGCTGTGCAAGACCACCCCTAGCGGATCGAAAGGGTCTGGTTTTCTTTGCAATTTTTTTAGGTTGAGCCACAAACTGCTTACCTGCCTTAGTGCCTTTTCGTTTAGCTCTGGTTGTAGCGGCATACTCA